TATTATCTGGACCACTAAATCCTGTAGGAGCCTGACCCTGTGGAGGAGGTGGTGTGCCATCGCCGCCATCGCCACCTGTTGGAATGCCGCCATCGCCGCCCCCGTCGCCCTCAGGGTTGAGCCACCATGGGTCTTGCCAGTCGCCTTGCCCCTGTCCGCCGCGCTTTTTCCTCGGAACAAAGAGCGCAGCGTTTGTGACTGCAAGTGCTAGAACATTATCGTTAATAAGTGATGTAATCTCAAAGGTCCCAATAACCCCAGAACCGTCGTCATAGTTATCAACAAGGAATCGCCCGTTGACGTATCGGATCTTTCCATCTTGAACAGCGGTGAGCAATGACTGGTACTCTGCCTTTTCTCCACCAGTAACGATATCGCCGTAGCCGTTTTCAGCGAGTTGCTCGTACAGTTTTGCAGTGCCACTAGTCATGTCATCTTTAATAGACAGTTACCCAGCCGACAGTCTTATCGTCAAGGTCGCTTGCGTTGTAGTCGCCGCTAACGATACGAATGCGCTCAAAGATTGTCCCAGTAAATAGGTCAACAGTTGCCTCACCATACTCAGTGGGCGTAGTGCGACCAAGGTACATCTGAGCAGCCCCTGCAGCATCTTCCCAACCAGGGGTAAGCGTGTCAGTCTCACTTCCATCTGCAGAAACGACTGGGTCTCCGCTACCCTTCTCGCGATCAGTCTTGCCCTTCCAGAATGCAGCAATTGCTCCAGTAAGGGTTGTTTCAGTAGAACTGCTGATTGCAATAGAAAGATCGTTAGACCCAAAGAAATCATCAAGCGAGTAGTTTCCGCTGAGGGTTGCAAACGTGACATTGTCCTTAGGCGGCTTGCCAGTAAGGAAGAACTTTGCTTCCTCTCGCAGCGCGTTTACGGCAGGGGAGTTGAGATCCTGAACGCTTGATGCAATGTTTGTAAGTGCAGCGGCATAGTTCTTCATGGCATCGGCTCGCAGTTTCATGTTGCCGCCAGCCCGCTCCAAGTCATTGACCAACTTCTCCCGTGCATTGTCGTACTTGTCTTCAGCGCGCAACGATGGGATATTGCCAACCATTGAGAGTGCGTCTTTGTAGGTATTCGCTGCTTCGGTCTTCTGCGCCTTGCTTAGAGACGGATTGCTCTTAGCCCACGTGTTGAACGCGGCTGCCGAATCCTTTGCGTCGGTAATGATTTCGTAAAGGCTATCTCGGCTAAGGTCATAGGTCTTCCCATCAGCACCCTTGATGTCAATCGCATCAATAGACCCGTAGATCTCATTGCGCCCGTCGCCGTATCGCTCCTGATCTGCCTCAGACTTAACGTTTGTTCCGAGGGTAGAAACGTTCTTTGTAAGTGTTTGGATCTCCTCAAGGAGCGACAGTGCATCTGATCCAGTTGCAAGACCATACGTAGAGTTCTTAAGAATCTCGTATGCCTTCTGATACCCAGCAAGTTTCAACTTAGTTGCGGCAAGGTTCTTGGAGTCGGTGGTCACATCAGTCTTTGAGTAGTCAAAGTCTGCGGCGCGAATAAGCACGGCAGCCCTCGCTAGATCCTGCGCGCTACCAATCTGGTTTGCCATCTCTGGGAACTGCATCATCATATCGGTGTATACGCCAAGGAAGATGTCCTCATTTGCCTTGCCAGCAAAGTCATACGACGTGCCGTTGATAGTAACCTTCTTGCCTTCAAGGAACTGCTGCTGCGTGTTCTTAAGGAACTCGTTGATGGCGGTGGTTAGAAGCGAGGTCAACTGATCTCGCTCATCTGGATCAATAGTCTGGTCAAGGAGCATTTCCTTAAGTACTCGCACTCGGTTGGCGTAGTCCCCGCTACCGCCCTCGGCAGCCAACTTGGTGTTGATGCCGTTAAGCGTGCGGTTTCGGTTTGAGGTTCGCAGATTGCGGATCGTGTCCTCAACCTCGCTGTAAACCTTTCCGCCCTTGGTGGAACGCTTGAGCATCTTATTTAGAAGTTCAAGGGCAACGTTAAAGGTTACGCGTCGCCCCTCAAAGATATCCTCACTCGGACGCGATGCCAGAAATGGCAGACGCAAGCGAACCTGCGCCAGTTACCGCTTTACCGAACTGCCCAGTTACTGCCATTTATTGCCCCTGTCCCATTTGCATCATCATCTGCTCTGCCGTCTGCGCTGCTCCGTCGCCATTCTCTGGCTGAGCCTCAGCCGCTGCTGGTGGAATAAGATCCTGATCGTTCATTGACTCGTCACCCTCAGGTGGCGGGTTCTGTCCACGCAATGCTTCCATTGCCGAAGCCTGACCCTGCTCGTTTGCCGCGAGTGCTTCCTGCTGCATCTGCATGTTCAACTGGCGGAAGGTTGACACAACGTTTGCCATTGTCGCAACTGCCGCTGGGTTGATTGTAGCATCTGTCTGCTCGTCGCGGATAACATCCTTCTCGTTGTTCGGATCATCCACACCAACGCGATCCATTGCGCGCTCTGCGCTCCAGATGCGGTTCTGAACAAGGCTGATTGCAGTGTTGGCAAGTTCAAGCGTATCGCGTGGGGTAAGTTCTGGCGGAGTAATCTCAAGTCGGAACTCGCCAGAAAGGATCATCGCAACGTCCTCATCGTTTGCAGACCAGACTCGCCCAGCCATCTTCCAGACCTTCTTAAGCCACGAGTAGAACAACTTGCGCTTTCCTGCAATACGCTGCTCGTAGTTTGCAACGAGCGATGCAATAGCGCGGGACGAACCAAGAACGCTGGATGGTGCGATACCAAGGAGCAAATCGTTCAAGCCAGATACGACGGCGAGTTCGCGGTCAATGCGCTGGTTGTACTGCTCAATCTGAATGTTAGGAAGGAACGGCTGGATCGGCTCAATGCGGTTGCCAGCGCCAGGTGCGGCGATTCGTCCTGGCTTCGGGATTGCGTTAGATGGCACTTCCTCTGGTGCGTCCTGCCCAACCAACTGGAACATCTGCCCGCCAACGATCTGCTGGATAAACTGCGCAGCGTTTGTGACACGCTCGTCCTTCTCGCGGAGAAGTTGCTCAACGTCATAGAGTTCTGGCTTGCCGTATGGCGATCCAGGAATGCGCGAGTTGAGGAGTGGGATGTATGGCAGTTGCCCCTCGTACTCTGGGTACTCCTGCTCGCTAACCTGCTTGTTGCCAACGAAGACGCAGTTGTACACCACGCCGTCCTTCTTGTACCAGTAGTCGTAGACGGAAACCTGCATACGCTCGTAAGCGGTATCGCGTCGGTCAACTGTGCGCTCTGCCGCTGCTCCCCATGCGGTCATGAGCGGATCGCTGTGGTCACCAGAGTTTACATACGGGTAGTAACTATCGCCGTCACGGACTGGAACAATGTCTACTCCGAACTCTGATACGGCTTGGATTGGGCTAATGCCATAGTGGTATAGCGCCCAGTCAATACGAGTGTAGTCCGATGCGCCGTAGCCAAGATAAAGATTCTCTGGTGAGGAGATGACCTCAACGCGCGGCATCCCTGCCTGCTCATCCCACACAACCTTTGCAGCGGTGTCGCCATAGAGTGCTTTGTAAAGAGCGGCATCTTCCATGACCATGTCCATCTCTGCCTCTTCCCACCAGCGCATGAAGAGTCGCTCACGAGATGCAGCCTCGTCGCGGTCTTCCTTAGAGGCTCCTGCTGGGACGTAGTTGATAACTGGGCGCACAGCCTGTAGCGATGCTGGAATAGACACGTAGGCTGGGTGGACGTTGACGGAGACGTGGACTCGCCCAGCAAGGCGAGCCGACTGGTCTTCAGCCCAGTGATCTGCGCCGCCAGTTGTGATCGTCCTCGCATGGAACAGATTATCAAAACGGCGGAACAGATTGCGGCGACGTGAATTCTCGGAGTCAACGCTTGCCTTGCGCTCAAGGATCTCCTGCAGTTTAAGTACGGCTGCCTCGTTGTTAGAGGTCTTGGCGTACTTGATTTGCTTCTGGTATTCGTCCTTTAGTTCTGGGCTGTTGAGGAACTTGCCTGAGTTGCGACCAGCAACCTTGTTGACGAGCGCAGAACCACGCTGCGCAATATCTACTACCTGTGGGTCGTTTGTCTGCAGGCTAGGAATCTTTGCCATTACATCACCCCAAAGTAGTTAAATTCCGCATCCTTGACTGAAGACCCAGCAGATCGTGCTGCGTGTCGGATGGCTACGGCTAGTGCCATAACTGCATCTGTCTCCAATTTTCGGTCGTCCAATTTATATCCCAACAACTGCCTCCGTAGTTCTAGCCAGATTCCACGCTTAGGGAATTTTACCATCCCCTTGTCTAGCATAGCCTTAAGATCCGATAGGATCTCAAGTTTCTTTGCTTTAGTACCTGAGAAGTCTACTTGCCGTAGTGGTTTAATAATACTAAGTTCTTGCATAAACATTTTACCACCAAATCCAGTACTGTCTATAATCGTGGTACAATGCCCTCCCTGATTATACAACAGATGGTTCTCTCTAAGCATATTTACTAGATTAATGAGGGTCTGACGACCTGACTTCTTCACGGCACGTACCCCTCGGATAGAGGATTTGTCGGTAAAGTCAAGGCAGACAGACCATGTAGCGTCGGAGGAGATGGCTGGATCACAGCCTTGAACATAGCGATGATTCCGTTTTGGTTGCTCCTCGTCGTCCATCTCTGGGTCAAACGCCGCGTCTACGGACAAGGCGTTAAAGTAGGCTTCCCTCGCCTCAATAAAGTACCCATCAATGTTCTGTGGGACAAGGTACTCAACCTGCTGGCGAATGATAGAGTCAAAGTTCTCTTGGGAAAGACCGTACCCAATGTTGTCCCTAGTAGACATTCGGAACGAGATAAACTGGTCATCCCGCATTGGGTTCTCAGTATTGCCCAGTTCCCAAAGATCCGCGTAGTCGTTGATACCCTCAGTTGGGGTAGAGATAAAGTGAAGTTGCCCGCCAGTAGAGAGTCGGCGAAGGTTCAAGACCTCTTGGTAAATGACCATAAGGTGCTGATCAAATGCAGCCTCGTCAAAGGAGATCCCGTTCATGTCCTTACCAAGCAGCGCCTTCGCCTTATCCTGCGTAGTTCGGAAGTGGATACTGCCACCACCCAGCGCCTTATTGAACTGGAACCAGAGATACTCGCCACGGTACTTCTTATCAAACGTAGCAATCTTTCCCATCTCCAGAAAGAGCGGAGCCTTGCGACCTTTCTGCGCAGGGTGAATGCCTTGGGACATCATGCTAAGTTCACGGAATACCAACTCAGCCGTTTCCTGCTGGATACCAATGTGATACCACTCGTATGGTTCTTTAAGCCAACGGAGTGCATCCTCCGCATCCCCAGCGGCTGGTGGTTTAATACCCAACTTGTAGAAGGCTGAGTGGAAGATCACGAGAGCCATTGCAAGAGTCTTCCCTGCGCGGTTTCCCGCAGACACAACCGTCGTAAGGTACTTTGGAGACCAGCCATTCTCTGCCCGCTCTACGCAGGCTTGTGCCCACTTCTGCTGCCCAGGATTCATCTGAACGCCGAGGAATCTCTCGGCAAAGAACACTGGGTTATTACGACCAATCTGAAGGTCTTCTAATAGGCTAGGCACTACGCGGTCGGCTCTTGTTACGCGCGCTAATTGCTGCCGCCTTTCGTCTAGCATCTGCCTTGCTGCTTGCGCCCCAAGCCTGTAGGCTTAGAAGCAATCGGGTTGGCTTCCCATTTTTATCGTACTCAGGTCCAGCCATACCAGCCATGCGCGCAAGGAAGGACGCACGGCGGGGGTTATCGCCACTCTTTACGGGCGGCTTCAATGTGCCACCCTTATAGGATGCGCGACCCTTAGCGTTTAGTCCGCCCTTGGGGTTCTTACCTTCCTTGCGAGTCCATGCTGGGCTAGGCACACTTACCTACCTTGTGTCGCCAGATAAATCGCGACGATCCCTTTGGACCAACGAAGGACTTGACGAGTACGCGCTCCGCGTCCTTCATTGCCCCAATCATCGTGCCGCATTCAATGCATCGCTTTGCCGACCAGAATACCTGTGGCTTAACGCTTCCGATTTTTGCGGGCTTTTTGTTTGCCATTTGGCTCCTCTTCACTAAACTCTGGCAATGGCAGAAGTTCTGCCAGTGGAGTGGACAACGCATCCGCTCCGCGCTCAGATTCAACATCCCAAATATTGTTGACTACATCATATACCATTGAACCAAGGGATGACTCAAGTGTCTCAAGCAAGCGTTCAACGCCAGCATAATGCAAGTGAATCATTTCGTGGGCTAGAATCCGTCGCTGGCTCTCTGCCTTCTCCTTCCAGAAATCTTCAGATAGGCGAATAGTCGCCTGCCAAAGATTGGTGGACACCTCAACATCCGCATACGCGTCATCAGGTGGAAGCGAATCGGAGATTTTAACCTCCCACTGCTTCAGGTTGAGAACAGAGAGAGCGGCATCAACATAGGCTTTTGCCTGCTCTCTCTTATTCATCTACCCCTCCGAAGGTCTTATGGCTTCTTCTTGCGCATCTCCGCAGCAACCAACTGAGCGATCAGAGACAGAGCGGCACCAGCGGCACCACCCTTGATTGCGCCACTGCGCTTTCCTGCTGCACCCATTCGCTTCTTGCGAAGGCTGGTTGCGGCTCCCATAACATCGTTCAACTCAGGACCGTTACCGCCCCATTCCTTACCACGTCGCTGATCGGCGCGGAAACCAGCAAGGGTTTCCTTGGCACGTCGCTTGGCGCTGTACTTCCGAACGTCATCCTTAGACATCCCAGAACGCTGTCGCGCTAGAGTTGCGTTTCCAGTCTCCTTAAGGATCTGGTTATAGGTAACAATCTTGTTACCGTTCTTAACTCGTGGCATGCTGTCATATTCCAACGAGTACTCATCAACTGCATTGTTAATTTGCTCGGAGACGACTGGAGTCCTACGAACATCTTGTCGCATGCTCTCTACAGCATTAGCCCGTCCACGATACCCACCAACGGTGCGACCAATACCAGCGCCAAGACCAGCGCCGAGACCAACACCCAATGGATTTACTCCGCCCTGCTGTGGGGGAGGAAGTTGCTTACGTCGCTTTGTAACCCTACGCTTTGCTACCATGATTAACCCCTTTGATTCTTCTTAGTTTTGCCAGAGAGATGTGAAGCAAAGAGCGACACAATTCCCAGCACACCTGCGGCTCGCGCCGCAGTCTTTGCTGCTCTACCCCGTACAATATGTTCAATGCCCGCCTCGGCATTTCGCTTCATTGCAGTTGCGAGACCGCCAGACTTGCGTGCAACCGAATGGGATGCAGACTCAAGTTTCTCTGCACGGCGCTTAAGAACTGCTTCTCGTTGCACCGCTGGATTTTCTGGCTCAAGTACACGCAACTTATGCTTTGCGGTTGCGCTAGTTCGGCTGCGCTCAGCGGTCTTGGACTCAGTGCTGTAGTCGCTGTTAAGCGCAGCAATGTAAACTTTTCGCTGACCACGACGACGGAGTTTGGAGGCAGCCGTGCTAAGCCGAGTAGCCAGTTTCGTTACTGGTTCCTTCTTCTTCTTCAATGCGCGAGCCTTAGCAATACGCACGGCAGCCTTGTGTCCCTCAACCTTTGCCTCCATACGGTCCGCAGTACCGTATACCTTTTCTGCCTTGCCAATGCTGTGGTAGTAGTCGTCGTCAGTGCTTACATCATCTACGATGCCAGCAATGTACTCCATCCTACGAGCCTTATCCCTAAGACGAGTTACACCTCGTGTAGTATTTCTCTTTTTACGCTTTGCTGCCATCAGTAATCTCCATATTCACTTCATGCGCAGTTCCTTCAATAACTGCAACGCCGCCAAGTACTTGCGCTAGCATGATGGTGAGGTCGCGATCTGTTGACTTCTCATTGCGTCGGTCAATGATCTCTTGCGCCCGCAAACCCTCAGCCAGCGTGGGCATAAGTATACCATCTTCCAGCATAAGGTTTACTTGGTTTCTGACCAGAGAAGCCAAATCCCCGTCAGATTTAATGCTTTTCTGCTGACGCTTAAGCACATCGGCAGCCTGCTTACGAGCCGCTTCGTGCTTGTCAATCATATGCTCACGCTTGTGCCGCCCAATTGTTACACGGCTGATGTAGGCTCCGTTCTCCTTAAGCCACTCGGCAACGCGAAGATCTGGCACTCCCTCCTTGATCTTCTTGTTGATTGAGTCTACTAGTGGCGAGCGGCAAACATGGCAGCCCGTAAGGACTGGCGCTAGTTCAGACATTGCGGGTCACAGCCTTGCGAACTTGGCTGAGTAGGGTGTTGACCTTACTTGCCACTTTCTTTACGGCTACGGGCTTCTTAGGAGCCTCTACGGGCTTTCTGGTGAAGATCAGGCAACGCTTATGTGGAGCGTCTCCCTTAGAGGAGGCAATCTGCTTAAGTTCCTCAAATGTTACAACCACAGCGTACTCTTCGTCGCGCTTGCCGCTCATCGTTGGGTCAGCCCACTGAGCGCGGTTATTTCCGTAGAGCGCCGCACAAGTCATGTGACCATACGGAGTATTCGGCTTGCGCTTCTCACGGTCACGATGCCACTTACTCATGGTAACTGGCGGGTAGTTCTTGGCTTGCTCTACGTTAATGCCAATGACCGCGCCAGCCTTCATAGCCTTAAGCACGTCATCCCACGACTTTGCGTATCGGGCAACCATGCCAGCAAGTGGCGCACCTTTAACAAGTTGTGCAAGCGACGTAGGATCTGGCAGACCGTTGCGATCCTTACGACCGACCTTCTCGCCAATTGCAATAGCGTCGGCGGATTTTAGATTAGAGCCAGTAAGGAAGTTTGCAGCACAGGCAAGTGTTGCCCATGCGCAGTCATCCATCCAGTTGTCGGTAATGGTCTTAGTACCCTTGCCTTCAATACTGTCGGTCTGGGTTACAATCTTAAGCAAGGTCATCTACTACTTCCTTTGGATCTGGAATCAAATCAATACCGCATGCGCCGCAAACGAAATGTGGCAGTTGACCATCCTCAGTTAGTTTTAGCATGGTGTCGGATGCAACGCCGTAGTTTGGGCATCCTTCGGTTTCGCAACTAATCTCAACGCTTGCAAATTCCATTTTATACCTCAAGTCTTAATAATGAAGTTCAACAATGTAGCCTTAGGGGTTAGTGTACCACCGCCAGAAGAGGAGGTAACCGAAGTTGCTCCAAGGGCGGTCACGCTTCCGCTAATCTCGTGCGTTTGCGTAGTACTACCAGTGCCTGAGACCGTGCGCAATGTTTGTAGTATGGGTATGAGCCGTGTCGTTTGCCGTGTTTGCAGCAAACGTACCAGCATTGTTGGTAAGTTCACCAACGGTTGCAAGACCAGCGGCAAAGCGATCTCGCATATCTGGGACGGTAAACGTTCCGCTAGATACGCCAAAAACTGCGGCTAGGTCGGGATAGACTGACTGGCTATAGGTCGCGCCGTCAAGGAACAACCATCCTGTAGGAGCAGATGCCGTCGCCCACATTGTAATTGCGCCAGTTGGCATAAGAGCGCCGTGGGTATGGGATGACGCTGCAATACCAGCAGTAGAGAGGCTCTCCTTCTCCCACATTTCGCTAGTGCCGTTGTACTGAAGGATGTCTCCAGGTGACGGGCTTCCTGCGCTAACGTTGTGCAACTCGTCAAGTTCGTAGCCGTTCTGCACCTTGACAAAGATCTCGCCAGTGCTGCCGTTTGCCTTGGTGACTACGCCGAGGTAGACAGAGTGTGCAGGCTCAGCGGGGGGCGAACCATAAACTCGCCCGCCCGCTGTGCCACTAAGCCAAACGGCTTGCCCAGCAGTTGCGGCGGAGGTGTCAATGCCGCTAATGATTCCTTCGGTAATTACATAGCCGTGCTGGTTGGCGGATAGGGCTGTCTCAAGGAACCCCAGTGTCTTGGAGGAGGTTGCTTCGGTGTCGGCATCTGCGTACGACACGATTGGATTCGTGCCGTCTGCGCTAGAGATGTAGACAACTTCGCCCTTAGATTTAGCCGTACTGTCATTCTTTACATACTGCTTGACAACAGTCGTGTACGGTGCAGCACCAAGTGCAGACCACTCTGTGTTGTAGTCGGTACTGTCAATCTTTGTGAGCACCTGCCCAGCCGTCCCGCCAACGGGGATGCCTACTCCAGGATCACCCTGCGGACCAGTTGCTCCCGTCGCTCCAGTATCGCCAGTCGGACCAGCGGGACCAGTATCGCCCGTTGCCCCCGTTGCGCCAGTGTCTCCCGTTGCGCCCTTCTCTGCAAGCAGTGTCCAGAACGTTCCCTCTACTGGGGTGTCGCCAACATTGCCGCCATTCGAGTTGATGCGGTACCACGTACGACCATCATAGGTTGCAACGTCACCGACTGCATACGCAGTTCCACCACCGTAGGCTCCCGTGAAGTTCCAGAGCGCATCAGCGCCATCTGCGCCATCCGCACCGTCTGCTCCGTCAGCACCAGCAGGACCTGTTGCTCCCGCCGCACCAGTAGCACCAATGTCGCCAGTATCGCCCTTAGGACCACGCGGGATTCCGAAGTTGAGGATTGCGGCAGAAGTTGTTCCGCCGTTTGTAGTAGTGGCATCCGATCCAGCAGCAAGGGTCGTTGTAGACCCAATGGTTACGGTAGCCGCCGCACCATCAGACCCAGCAGTTCCCGTGTCTCCCGTATCGCCCTTATCGCCTTTTGCACCAGTGGCACCCGTAGCACCCGTAGCGCCAGTGGCTCCAGTTGCTCCAGTAGCACCAGCGGGACCAGTGTCGCCGCGTGGAATAGTAAAGTTAAAGATCGCGTCATGGGTCGTGCCGCTATTCGTGACAGAGGCATTGCCGCCAGGAGCAGAAGTCGTAGTTGTGCCGACCGTGATCGTCGCGTCGGTTGGGATTCCGTTGTCAAGGAGGTACTGGAGTTCGTCAACAATAAGCCACGTAAACGCTGGATCACCGTGAACAACTTCATTCTCAAATTCCTCATAGTATGCATCTGGGATAGTAAAGACTGTCCCAGCCTCTCCCTTTAGATCAAGACCATTCCATCGCAGGTCAATGTCACGGCTGACGATGAACTTGGACATTAGTCGTTCCTCTTCTTGTCTCCGATGTACGATAGTGCTTGCGCCGTCATTGCTGCGACGTTAAGGAGACCAAGTCCCTTGGCTACCTTACGGACACGCGCGCTAGCGTTCTTAATCTTTCGCTCCGTAATTCGCTTTGTGACCTCTTCCTTAGAGAATCCAAGATCTCGTAGTTCCTTAATCTTACGAAGCGCACGGGCTTCCTTCTTGCCAACTTCGCTATCTGGGAAGTTCGCAAGGATTGCTTCGCGGATCTTTGTTGGCTCAACCATCTGCGTTGGCACTGCGTCTTGGAGTTCCTTGTTCTTCTTGCGGCGCTTTGCAATCACACCTGGGTCAGTGAGGTTTGGCATTTCTGATCCAGTAATGACTGATCGTCCAATCTGCGTCCCTTCCTCTGGGCTAAGGATTGGGGTAATATCCGCTGGCTTGGCACGAGGGACTGCACGCTTGCGTGCACGCTTATCCTCAGAGGCAATGAATCGCTCGCGCTGCTGATCGCCAGTATCTTCCAGCGTAGTGCGCTTGCGGTTACGGGCAGGCTTCTTGCCCTTTGCCTCGTTGCGTGCAATCCTTGCGCGGATACGCTCTGCCTTAAACTGCTTTCGTACTCGGCGGACGGTTGCGAGGTGTGCTCGTGACTCTGAGTCAAAGCCGATTGCCTGCGCAACATCGCGTACGGACGGAGCGCCACGACCCTTCATTGCTGCGGCGACTTCCTCTGGACTCTTTCCTGCAGCGGCAAGACCATCAGCGTACTCGCGGTTCTTCTCTAGGTACTGGGTGTAGACCCTCTCGTAGGCATCCATGAGGGTGGCATCGGTGAATTCTGTATTGGTCTGCCTACCGACCACGGACAGGATGTCAAACGTTTCCTTAGATGGGTCTGCTTCCTTGGACGGTTTTGCAATCGGGGCACGACCGTCGCGACCTGGCTTAGTGCCTGGTCTGCCAACACGGTTCGGATCTCCGTCTGCTGGGTTGTATCCTGCGCGAATACCAGCCTTGAACTCATCCTTATCAACAAGTGTCCAGTCGCCAGCCTCAGGAAGGACATAGACCTTGCCGTCCTTCATGTAGGCTTGAACCTCAATAGTCTTGTAGGTGGTCTTCATAACGGTGTCGCCAAGGTTGTTCTTCACTGGGATTGTTTGCGATGGGACAGACACCTTAATGGTTTGTAGTTTGCCGCCTTCTGGTGCGCCGCCTCGCTCGTCCTTAATAGACCACGTTGGAGCCTGACGCTTTGCCTGCAGTGCAGTCGTAACTCCACCGACTCGCTCGGTAGTATCCTTAACTACTGCGGCGACGCGAGATCCAATAACATCCTCTCGTCCCTCACGAGTCGTTCGTGCAGGAACTTTCTCAGTCGTTGCAGTAGTCTTAGTACTGCCCTTAGATCCACGGCGTGCAGTAGTCTTTGTACCTTCCTTCTGTACTGAAGACTTGACTCCAACGCCAATGACCGAGCCGCTCTGCTTTACGCCGTGCTTCTCTCCCCATGCAATGATGACAGCCTTAGCATCTTCACCGCCACGACCCTGCGTTGCGCGCGATCCGACACCCTCAACAACGCCAACCGCAACCTCACCAGATACATCTGGGATTACGCGGAGTACAAGTTCTGCCTTCTCTGAATAGGACATCGTATTCCACTGGCTACCAAGTTGGGATGAGAGTTGCTTCCATGCCTTCTTTGCAAGGGCAAGTCCTTCTTGGCGATCCTTCATGTTAGCAGTCATCGGGGCGCTCGTGCCCTTCTTGACAAGTCCCTTGCCGCTCTCTCCACCAAGTGGGCGATCCTTAGAAGTCTTAGTCTCCGCCTTCGCGCCCTTACGTGGCTGGGCAGTGGTCTTGGTTCGGGTTGCTGCAGTCAGTGCATCAGCGTGTGACTTGCCAGAGCGTCGCTCCTCAATATACTTCTGAATTGCGTTTGGGTCGTCGCCAGCAATCTCCATTGCAACTTCCATACCCTGAACGTGGGTGGCACCAGCGCGGCGAGCATCGTCGTAGACAGGACGTAGACCGTCCTCAGTAATGGTCGCCCATGCATTGACTTGCCAGTCTCGTGTTCGCGCTGAACGCTTTGCAACCTTATTTCTAGCCACGCCGTTTTGTCTCCTGCTTCTTCTTAGTCGCTTTCTGCTTACGGTAGGCAACATGCAGAGCAATGGCGGTTGCTTGCTTCTTGCTATATCCCTCGTCCATTAACTTGCGGTAGTTCTTGCCGACGTTCTTTTCCCCGTGATAGAGAGGCATTTTAGCACATTCCCTATCAGTTGCCGACCCAGGCGTACGAGGTATCGTACTCATCGTACATCCTATCGTAGAGTTCTCGGCTAGTGATTCCACCAGCGGATACAAACTCCTTGCCCCACTGGTCAACTGGGTAGAATCTGTTTAGGTACTTCATGCGATCTGCCTCAGTCTTGAAGATGCTGGTGTCGGCTAGGTACTGGTCGGCTGCAGCCTCCTCAAACGCCCAGTTACCATCGCTATTCTTGTAGACAAAGTATCCCTTGTTAACAAGGTCATAAAGTTCCTGTGCTCGCGGATCGGTGGTTCCTGAAGTTGCTAGGCGATACCACCCATCAAGATATCTCTTGCGCTCTTGATCTGCAAACTCCTTAGTGTTGTACCGATCTGGGTCAAACTCACTGAGCCGAGCGATCCCACGGTTGGCTACCCTGCCAGTTTCTTGTGCGCCAAGGAACGCGCTAGTCACGGGTGACTTGCTAGTCCCCCAGACAGTTCGCATATTCTCTGGAAGGTAGTACGGATTTGGTGTCTGCTCGTTATCGGTGTTGACACCGTCTTTGTTCTCGTCAATGTAAAGGTTCTTTACGTCTTGTCCAAATCCAAGACCAGTAGGGTTAAAGTCGTCAAGTGTAGGAAGGTCAATGAATACTCCATAGTTTTCCAGTGTATCGTTCTCTCCACCGTTGATAGCATCAATGAGTGTAGCACTGCTATTGAAGAGTCCCTCAATCATGTTCCCGATAGCCGAGATACCAGCAATACCAGCAGTCACAAGACCACCAACCGCAGCGCCAGGAGGTCCAGCAATTGCTCCGCCTAGGGCAATCCCTGATCCAACGAACTGTGCATCTATAAGGGCTGCGTCTGCAAGACCAGCACCAGCGGATCCAACAATCTTAAAGACGGTATCGCCAATGTCCTCACTAAGGGTTTGGACATCCTCCTCGGCAAGGAACTGTGCAGTAGCGTCATCCCATCCCTGCTTAAGGTACTCATCCTTGTAGAAGGAGATAAACTCATCCTTCTTCGCCTCGTTAACAGTCAACTCAACTGCGCCACCTAGACCGTATTGTGCGGTTAGGAAGGTAAGCGCAACGAGTTTCCCAAGCGCCGTCTTCTGAGCCGTGACTGGCTTGAACGGGTTAATTGCACCGTAATCTAGTACAGTCTTTCCTACGCCACCAGCATAGGACTTAGGATCAGTCCAACCTCTAGTGCTCCAGTCTGAGAACGTGTTGTACCACGCATCCCGCATCACACTGCTTCCACGCCAGCGATCCCAGACGCGGGGCTTTGTCTTCTGACCT